ACAGTATCACCTGCTGTAACATCAAATATTTTATGATCAAGTTCCATCTGGCCACTGCCACTGACAAACATATATACTTCTTCTTGTCCGGCATGTCGATGTCCAGTTGTACTTTTATGAGCTGATAACATTGTACTGCTTACTACTAAGTTGTTTAATAATGTGTTATCTTTTACAACGTAGCGGTCATCGTTTTTAACTTCATCGCCGCCAATGTCCCATTTACTGTATTTCATTTCTATCATCCTTTATCATATAGTAAGTTGTTACTATTTTATCGAGTTGATGTTTGAGCGTTTCGTTTTGTGCGGCCACCTCACAGATATCTTTCCATGTACCGTAGTCCATTAAATCACCTTGTGCTCTTGCAACAGCACCTGGGTCTCCGCCTATGATCCAACGTTCGATCTCAGGCTTATCTCGATAACGAGCAAACACGACACCTTCGGCCCGCTCGTATATTAATGCTTCTCCGGGTAGTAAACTACCTCTTACTTCATCATTTGAGTATTGCGACATCAAATTTTCCTTTAGTTGTTAATTCACTGTATTGTATATCACCATCGATACAATCATTAATTTTTGTTGTCCACCAGTCAGGAGATTCTAAAATTAAATGTGCATTGCGTCCATCTGGTAAACTTTTCCTTGCTGGTAGTGTGTCAATACGTAACCATATATAGTTACTTGATAAACTGTTTATGTGTTCTAAAACTTGGTTAACATAGTTTGGTTCTATGTGTTCTAATACATCGTTTGAAAATACACATTCGTAAACTCTGCTTGGTACTCCAGCAAACATTTTTACTGCTGGATCATACCCTTCAAACATTGTATTAGGATATTTGTCTCGTAGTTGTGATAATACATATCCCTTACCACATCCATAATCAAGTAAAGTGCTTGGCTTCCAAGCATCCATCCAATTATAGAATCTACCTAACTTCTTAGGTTTGCCTCCAAAGCCTTGAGGCCGACTACTGTCAGTGTGTAGGCTTTGGAGTTGTTTTATGTAGCTGTTGCTATACATTAACCAGCTTCTGTGTCATTAGTACGTCTTTTGATGTAACGTAGTAATAAACCGTATGCTGGTAGGAACACAATTAGTCCCACTGCAATCTTCAAGCCTGCTTGGCTTGTTGCAATTTCCATCCAGTTAGCGGCCATGTACTCATCGGCGCTGTTGTTGAATGCAACTGCAAAGAATGTATAACTGTCAATTACGTTTGCAACTACAGTTGACAATGCCGGTGCTAACCACCATACATTCATACGCTCTCTAATTGCTTGGAACACATATACGTCAATAAATGTACCTACTGCATATGCTGTTGCTGATGCAAAACCAATACGCATTGCTACACTCTCTGGTGCACCTTCTGCTAGTACTACCGCAATACTTGTGATAATAGCAATTGGATACGCCGCGGCAATAGTTGCTCGAGCAATGTTCTTACCTAACATTCTAACTGTTAGGTCAGTTGCTAGAATAACTAATGGGAACGTAAATGCCGCCCAAGTTAATTTAATACCAGCAATCTCTACTGGAATCGCAACTAGTGCGTTACTTATTGTGATGACTACAACATGCAATAGTGCAAGTTTGAGCATCATCTTCTTATCGATGTTTTTAAACATTTATTACTTCTTTCCTGTTGCGGTGCCTACTGTGCGACGAACAATGTCGTCATGATTAAATTCAGCCCAATAAAGTTCGAAAGCGACACCATCTTCCAAACCTTCAAACTGGTGAATTTTTCCGGGCTTCACTTGTGTAAAGTCCCCAGCTTCAAGGATAGTTTCATCTACTAAGCCTTGATCATCTTGCCAAACACGAACAAGCATCTTGCCCGATTCAACAAAGAATCCGTTCCATTTAAATTGGTGCTCATGTTCTGAACACTTAAAACCTTTTTTGTATTCTATACGGTGAAACTCTAACACACCATTAGCATGTATTAGTTCTGTGCTTCCCCAAATTTTTCCTGCTTTAATTCCCATTGTACTTCCTTTACATTAATAAACTGTAATCTATTGTTTCGCTTTGTCTTGATATATCTTTTACAAAGTATGCACACAACGGATTATCTCCATCTTCAATTGGTACACTTAGTAATTGTCCGTTTTTCATTTTAGGAAAATACCATTTAACATCATTGTAAAAGTTTGTAATTTTTATATCACCAAAGTCGAATTTATAACTCTTTAAAGGATTAAACAAGAATGCTTCAAATCCTCTATCGTTAATACTTGTTAGTGGTAAAATTTCAACGTCACAGCCAGCTGATGAATCACCTACTGCTATGCACCAATCTACTGGCATCATTATTTCTTTGCCGTTAATTTCTAATACCATTGCAGGTGAACTGAATGACTCAATAAAAATTAAAGGAATAAAAAAGAAATCAGGGTTTTTAGAATCGCTGTTATCTAATACACTAAAATGTATTTCGTCTTCAATCTCATCCGGTAAGTTTTTTAATTTGTAACATTTGTTATCTAGTGTTAGTATCTGCATATATTATTAGTTCCAATCTACTTTTTCTATAGTGAAAGGATATTGTGCTTCTTTATAGAATTTTTTTCGTTGTGTTAAATGTCTCTTTGCAAATTTGCACGTTGAAGTGATATCCCAAATTTGAACAAAGTCTTTGTCTTTTGCTATTCGAACTCCTCTACCGATACTCTGTATTACTCTCACAAAGCTCTTTCCAGGCTCCAAAAGAACCAAGTTAAAGATACGAGGAATGTTGAGACCCACAGCGGCCACTCCGTATGTAGCGATAATGACTTCATTAGTTCCTTCACGTATTGTATCATACGTTTCCTTTCTGTCTTTTACTTTAACTGAACCGCTTACAAAAGTACTATCAGGTATAAGTTCAGCAAGCATTTCACCTGCTGATATTCTATCTACTAGTATTAGTGTATTGCCGTCCTGTTTAACTGTGTTTAAAAGTTTAGCAATATATTCTATCCTTGATGGATTGCTTACGAGGTATTTTAGTTCTTCTTGATAGTTACTGTGTCCTACAGTATCAATCATTTGTACTACATTAACATGGCATTTAGATAAAACACCTTTGTCTTGTAATGACTTAGCACTAATGCTTCCAATGACTGGACCTAAACTAGCATGTATTGATTCAAATTCAAACTTCTCTTTAGGCACTGTGCCAGTAAGTCCCCAACGAATTGGAGCATTACGTAAGTTACGTGTAAGTAAATTTTTCAATACTTCTGCTTTTGCTTGATGCACTTCATCAACAATAATAGTGCTTACGCCTTCTAAGAACTCTGCAAGACTCAACACTGCACTGCCGTCTTTATATTTCTTTTCTAAAATATTTAGACTTTGCCAAGTACAGATTGTGTGAGTCTTGCCTAGTTGTTTTCTATCACCAAAGTATACACCTACGTCAAGTCCGCAGTTGATATAATCTTCTTCGGTTTGCTCAACTAGTGATTTGTTAGGCACAATAACCAGGCTACGCCCATATGGTTCTGTTATGTGACTAAGCGTTGCTGTAGTAATAGTCTTGCCGGCGCCTGTGGCAATTTGTTGTAAACTCTGCGGATTGTCAAGGAAGTTATTAATAGCTTCAACTTGATAATCACGTAGAATAATTTCTTCACCTTCTACTGGATGACCTTTAGGCCAGCGTATGCCTTGGTCGGCCCAGTATCGTTCTGTAACAGGTGTAAATTCTAATTTAATTGGATGACGTCTATCTTCAATGTCTACTATTTGTACATTATTTTTTTGTAGCACTTGACTAACAGTGTCAAGATGATTGACATAGCCAGTACCACCAATACCAAAGAAAGCAACCTTTCCATCCCAACGACCAAGTTTATATTGTGGCATATATCTTGCGTAAGGCACTTCAAACTTGAGAGCATTCGCAAGTTTCCTTCGTACATCAACCTCTAGTCCTTCTAGCTTTATGTTTACTTCATCTTCAATTATTAGTTTACATGATGCCATATTATAGTTCTTGTATCCCGTTTTTATCAAATCTCATTATCTGAGATGCAGTTTCATCAAAGTGTATTACTAAGTTTGCTTCTTCAATGTATGTTTTTACATTGGTAGACGGCATCACACTGTCCATCATTAGAACAGTTAATGCCTCCCATTTAACTTTTAGTAACGGCTTTGGTATTTTATTATTATTAATATACACTACTTTTAATGATTTGTCAAGTGTTGTATTAATTTTTTCTCTTTTAATATAGTTGTTAAACTCAGGATTAACATGTGAATCTAATCTAAATAACACACTACACTCATGTGGTTCAATAAATCCTTTTAATGAGTTGTGTACTAATTGTAATGAATCTAATGGATCAAAATTTGTAGGTAGCATTACAAGTAACGGAAATCTATCTAATTCTAATAATGATTCAGCAATGTTGTTAAAGTTATATTTTGTTTTATTTACGAAAACATGTGTTGAAGTTCTTCGAACGATACCTTGTGATAAAGTTGAAAGCATATTAATACTTTCATCAAGTTTGTTTGGGTCAATGTGTTCTATGCCTAATGAAGAACTGCGATCTTTATATAGTGAAAGATTATCAATACTAGGTTCTCCTAAACTAGACAGCATAAATTTTACTGCACGATCATTTAAATTTTTTAATTTAAAATTATATATTCCAGGTATATGTTCCTTTTTGTTTTGTTTCATCTCTTGTAGCTTTCTATTCCATTCAAGCAATTCTTCATCTATTCCAAACTGTTTGTTTTCAAACTGTTCTAGAATCTGTATTGCATTACGTTCAGTTAATAAAAAATAATGTTCATGTGAACCTTTCTCATGAATGTATTCGTGTGTCTTATATCTAATCTTATCAAGTGCTACAATAAGTTTTTTAGAAAAAGGAAAACGTATTTTAATCCAAGGTAACTCCATACCGTGTAAGTCAACTGATTGAAATTTGGTCATTGTCATATTAACAATTTTAATATACTTACTTCTATCAATCTGACGCAAGGGCATACGTAGGTTATTAATTGCAAAATGAAAATCTATATTATTTTCTATAAATTGATCTTTGTATGTGTTTAATTTCTCTTGAACCACCTCTAGTTGTCTGTCTGTCAGTGCTACACCTTTAAATACTTGCCTCGCAATACTATACATGATAGTCATGTCGTTGCGCTGTAGTGTCATTTTGTGAGAAGTAGATAGCCCAGCTATACTTTCGAGGAGGTCTTCAACAGTGTATATTTCATGATCCATACACGTATTATAACTTATTTTATCTTAGATGTCAAGTACTTTAGTGGTATTCCTTGAGATATTTCTTCAATGGTATGTTCGGTATGTGCGTAATCATTTAGCCATTGTGTTCTATCTGGTGTTAAAGGATTTTCAATATCGTGTAGGAAGTCTATGTCATTACCAACGTCATACGCAAGCGATAAGGGCCCTACAAACGCTGGAATACCTTTTATGATACTATGTATACCCGGATTGCTAGAATAGCTTACAGTAGCGTATACGTTGTTAAAACCCATATCAAAATCATCATATGTAAATGTTAATTTTATAGGGTCTTGCCTATATACATCTTTGTATCTTTTTTCAATACCTTTCCCTGCAGGACATCTTGGGTGTGGCCTAAGTAGTATTGGTCTTTTAGTGTGTTCACGGATAGTTGAAATAGTACGTTCTAGCCATATGTCTAGCGGAGGCATATCTTGCCATTGTAAACTTTTGTTATGTTGTCCACATACTAAAATATACTCGCCTGTGTTATCCCAAGGCTTTAGTTCAAGTCCAAGTTGTTTAGCCCTACTGCTATCATTACTGTCATCGCTAAAAAAAGCAGTTCTATTGATTCCATTTAGTCCTACCTTCCATGTTGTTCCACGTTTGATACCGCCAACTTCTAATACTATTGTTGGTTTTTTGTTTGCTTGATTTCTGTCCCAGATGTTTTTGTTTGAAGCCATTCTACCATGCCAAAGAACACTCCAGATAACATCAACATCGCTATTAGGGTTATTCCACACAACATCATGGCCAGCATCCAAAATGCTGTGAGCAAAGGCATCAAAAATCGGTTTACTATTGAGTGCGCCATAATCAGTCCAAAGGCTAAACTGCATCTTCTTCGTCGTAACCTGCTTCAATTCCATCAAAGTTTATTCTTTCTTTTAATCCTGCTTTGAAGTGCTGTATGTAAGGACCAATTACACTTCTACTAAACGGTGTCTTGTGTCTGCCTGGATTTAGATTTAGCATCTTATGTCCTTTTGCTTCCATTAGCTCAACAGTCTTACCGTATACTTCACCGTCATAAAATCTTCTAATATCTTCTTTTTCATCGTTAACATAGATGCGTTTGTATGTTTCACAAAAGTCTTTGTAACCAGGATGCTCTTTGTTTAACACAAAAAATCCTGTTTCACAACTATGATATTCTCTACCATTTGCTTCGTGCCATACTGAGAAGTGTGTACTAAGAACATCTTGTGGAGCAATCATATCAAGTAATTGATCATTAAAGTCTTCTGTAAACAATGTATCAGCATCAAACCATATTAAACGTTTACAATCAAGATTTTCCATTGCATGTATAATACTAAAACCTTTTTTAGCAAATGTTTTTACTTTATCGTTTTTCCAACGATTTTGAAACTTAATAAATTCAGGACCTAAATCCCAACCCATTTCAACCAAGTTCTTTGACTTAGGTGTAAATAATCCTTCGTTGTACACATGTATGTCGCAAATAAAACCAAAGTGTTTACTAAAGCTTCTTAGAAATGGCCGTCCTGTTTTGTTATAGTATGTATTATTCATACTAGTTATTGCCGCATATTTCTTACTACTCATTTTTGTTTCTCCTGTTGATCGATCAATTTTAATCTTGCTCCATCGTGATTTAATAAATTCTTGTCCGCTAATATGCGAAGTTTTTGCTCGCCACACATTGTCGTTGTGCTCTACATGATTACCCATACTATAAGGTGTTAAAGGTTGCCAGTTTTTCATATCGTTTTCCAATATTCTTCAGTGCGTGGTTTTAATAAGTCTGTTCTTTTACTCTTACCGTCATCTTTCCGACCGCCTTTGAGATGATCTAAGTAACCGCCCCATACACTGTTTATTAAAGGATGACCTTCACCTCTTACAAGTCCGGCTCCCCAGTTATGGTTTTGCAGTTTCATTGGTTTACGTACTACTTCAAACACAAAACTATCATGCCATTCGTCCATTTGGAATATACCGTTTTCTGCATCGTTATATACTCGTCTAAATTCTTTGAGGAATCTTTTGCCCATTTTTGATGTAAGGTTAGTACTGTATAGTCCGCACTCTGGCCATTTACGTTCCCTACCAACATAGCACAAGTCTGCATTGTCCGGGTGTAATTTTAAAATTGTTTCTAATGTAATAGGACTGTGACAGAACATATCAGCGTCCATCCACATTAACCAATCTGTATTACAAATTTCTGCACAATGAAAAATGCTATATACCTTGTGCGAGAATCTTACAGCGTCCCATTTAAATCCTTTACCTGCATCTCTTCTTTTACTACGAATTGGATCTTGTGATACATCGCCGTTTGCTTTTGGAACATTTTTCCATTTTTCTTTAAATGCAACTAACTCCGGTACACTTGAATGTAGATCAAATAATTCGATCCTATCATGGTCCTTAATTTTTGGATTGCAGTCTTCTGCATACACATATAGTGTTACTTCCTTTGGCCAGTTATCAATAAAACTATCAATCATACGCTGTCCGTATTTCCGCAATCCGTCTGCGTTAAACGTTGTTACTACACTTAATGTTCTCATAAGTAGTCCTTTATAATACTCCAGGCTTTACCTGAACGTAAATCACTATAATTAAAATGACACATACAAATTTTTTCTATCCATTGCTGTCTGTCAGGCAGTTTAGGGTTTTCAATATCTTTTATATCAAAGTTTGCAATATCGTATGCTTGGCTTGTTTGTGGTACAGGGTCTGTTACAAAAACTGGAACGCCTTCAATAGCACTTACTACTCCAGGGCTACTATTAAATGTTATAGTTGCCCAACAGTTAATTAGGTCTGTTACAATACTTTTGTTTTGACTTACTACTACACCAGGCATAATTTTTTTCATATAATTTAATGCTTGTCTATCCCCAGGATGTGCTCTAACTAATATTGGTCTGTCTGTATACTTGCGTAATCTTTTAATTGTGTGATTGCACCATTGTACAACATTAGTTTGCCCCATACTCCAGCCACCGTTACGTTGTAAACAAATTAATATATGATTGCCTTCTGTACGCCAAGGTTGAAGATCCATATCGTAATCTTGTTTTATTTGTTGCCAGCGTTTTGGATCTACATTATCTGTAAAATAATTTCCTGTAGTAGGAAACACATCATCTAAACTAAAACGAAAATACTTTAACGGATTATTTGTATCTCTATATAAAAATAAATTACTATCAATAGCAAGTGTGTGTCCTTTGTGTACACGCTGTTCGTTAATTATTTTTCTTCTAAACATTAGATGCGGTGTACGTCCACTGTTTTGATGCACCCAACCCTGCATAACAGCAAGGTCAGTTGGTTGATAATTCATGCCTTCAACAAGAGTACTTTGATTATCTGGAACACCTTCATGAAAGAATGTTAGCATATCTCTCTTTTCAGGTTTTGTATTTTTTGCAGGAATACCTGCATAGTAGACTCTAACTGACTTCATTTTTTAACATCCTATAAGCATCACCATTTTTTAATTCGTTAACATGAAATTGTCCGTATGCTAAATGGCAAGCCCATTTGTATATAGTATCTGTATCACTCCACTGTGGATTTTCTATATTACTAAGATCTTTATTTGCAACAGGATCTGCGGCAGTAGGTGCTAAAGTAAATGCTGGCACACCATACATTACGCTTTCTACTGCCGCAATGCTTTGATAAGTTACCATTGCATGACAGTCGTCAAGATCATGAAAGATTGTGTTATTAATTCTTGTTGGTCTAGATTGTTTATCTCTTACAATAACTGTGCGATCAGTATGCTTGCCAATCTCGTCTACAGTTTCTTTAATCCATTGTTCTCTATCAATACCGTAAAACTTACATGGCTTCTCACTAGGCGTAACTAACAAAATATGTTTGCCTTGTTTACGTTTATGTAGTATTTGTTGTAATTGTTTCCATCTATCATCTGGTCTATCAATAATTTCATTATGCTGTACATCGTCTTTTACAATTCGATGAAATAACTTCCATCCATTTGGATTAATTCGACTTCTGTAATTGCCTACATAACCACTGTCCATATAATAAAATTGTTGTTTGTTTTCCCAACATTTATGTATTAACTTACGTTTGCCCATGCTACGTATTAGTATAGGTTCGTTATTAGGAAAATGATCGTAATTAAAGATAGGTAAGTTTGCACCTTTAGCAAACATGTTAACATATTCGTCAGTAAGATTTTTACTTAAACATATCATATAGTTCTTGTTTCCACAATTCGTTATATTCACAATTACGATAGTTTTCAAACCAAGGACCACCTTCTGTATAGTGTATTAGATTTGGTTTTTCAATATCATCATACACACCTACTAAGTAGTTCCATGTATGATCTAGTTCGCCTACTTCGCTATCATCAAGCCAACTAAAGCGATGTAAGTATGCACCGTTAATTTCTGGTTCATTAACTAATTCTTGAGTAAGAGCTTTGTTACTAGGATGTTCGCAATTAAACAACATTACACTTGACCAGTTCTTACGTGGATAGATAGTTTGTTTTTGTCCGTCCATCTTAAACTGTTCTTTAACTTTATAATCATGTTGTACACACATAACAGCATACTTGTCGTCTGCTTGATCAAACAATTTTTTAATGTCAGTTGTAAGGATCATATCACAATCCATAAATACTGCCCAACCTTTGAAGTTACATAACTCAGGTATAAGGAAACGTGTAAAAGTAAACTCAGTGCTTGCTAGTTTATCTATAGGTCTATTATACCAGCCTGCATCTCTTAATTCTTGTTGTTTTAAAGGGCGCACATCGGCATCAGGTTGTCTAGCTAATATACTATGCTTACAAACTTGATAAGCAATGTCCTCTCTAGTGTCATACCCTACAAATACTTTCATGTGTCTTTTCTTTCAATGTCTTCTTCAATACAATTTGTTCCGTATTGTATTTCTACTAATTTTAAATTTGTGTTGTGTTCGTTAGCAAGTTGATGCCAAGTTCCTACAGGTATATGTAACGACTCGTGTTGATTGTATGTACCTAATGTTTCTACATCAGTACTACGTGTGTTAATAGTATATACTGTTGCTGTTCCTTCTGCAACAAACCAATGTTCTGAACGTTCTTTATGACGTTGCATCGATAGCTTACCACCTGGTGGCACTGCTAATTCCTTTACTTTAGTATGTTCATCATATTCGTGTATCACTCTGTAGTACCCCCATGTACGCTCAGTCTTTGGTGCCTTCCACTCGTCTAGTATCCAGCTACTTGAATTCTTTTTATCTTCGCCACCTACGCCAAATACAAATTCTACATTAGGCATATCACCATATGTAGCATACTCCGGTGTTGTTGTGTTAGTTCTATCTCCACCGTTAGCAAAGATTACTTTGATGTCTCCATGTGTACTTAGCGTATGAAAAATTGCATGACAAGCACTATCGTCGCTGTCGTCAAATCCAATTACTTTATCTACAATTTCCATTTCTTGTATAAGTGCAATACGTTCTGTAAAGGGCATAAAGGGCCTACCTTTTTTACGTGTTAACCATTCGTCACTATTCACGCCGACAATAAGTTTGTCGCCGAGCTTCTTTGCTTCTTTGAAATAGGCTAGATGCCCTGAGTGTAGTGGATCAAAGCCACCTGTTACTAATACAACGTTCATAAGTATATTTAATTAAATAGCAGTATGGCTATACATATTCCTGAGCATAACTTGACCTTTATTCATATTCCAAAGACAGGCGGCTCTAGTATACAAGATTGGTTATTAAAAAATAACAAATGCGTATATCCTAAAAAATCAGTACATTGGAACGTTAGTCAGACTAAGGAACACTTTGTTAATGTTGGCAAAACATTTTGTGTAGTACGCAATCCATATGATTGGATGGTTAGTTGGTTTGAATACGAACGTAAACTTACACCAAGATACATAGCAAAGTTAGGCAGTATACATAAACTTAATCTTGAGAAAGAGACTCACAACAAAGAACTTCTTATTAAAAAACAGTCTATATTAGATAAAGGATTTAAATGTTATTTGTTAGAATATGGAATTAACATAACGTCACAATACAGTTGGGCAAATGATGTTGATATTGTATTACGTTTTCACAATTTAAATAATGATTTTAAACAACTGTTTAAAACTAACACTAACTTGCCTACAGTAAACACTACAGAACGTCAAGCCTGGCCTAGTTATTACGATAAAGAATGTAAACAAATTATGTTAGATTATTTTAGTAAAGATTTTACCCTTTTATAAAACTCTCTATTTAAAGATCTACAATCTTCTAAATATCCACTAACATGCCGATCACCTTTATAATTTTTCCAGTTATCAACAGAATCAATAATAGTAGGTTTATTTTTAAAGTTTTGAAACTTAGTAGTCCAACTAACTACACGAACGTCTCTGTTTAATAACAATCCCCAATAAGCGCCATGATAACTGTCTGTTACAATAGTCTTACCAGATCCTAAAAATTCTATAACTTCGTCAAAGTTTGTATTAGTATTATGCATAACAGTATCACTTTCAGGATAAGTATCAGCCGACCGCGTTCTGTGTAAGAAAAATACAGTGTCTTTAGTTGCCGTATACGTTTTATCAAATGCAGGGTGCATACAACTAACACATGGCAAATATTCAGCTGTCCTATTACTAAAGTAATCTCTAACTCCGTATAGTGTAGATTGCGTTAACCAATCCGGCCACCAAAAGTTTTCTTTAAAACTAAAGTTATGTCCAATGCCCCAAACTATTAAATTTTTATAATTTTGTTTATCTATGTGTGCTGTGTATTTGTTAAAGTATTTTCTAATAAGTCCGCCACCACCTACAATAATAGTTTTATTATTTAGGTCATACTTTGTACATTTAGAAATACAATCACTAGTAACGTTTGCAAAGTTAAAATAACGACTAGGATTACAATACATATCCCCTACATTATTATCGCCTTTTTTATAGTGAAATTCTAAGATCTTCTCTTGTGGAACCATGTGTCGTAGTCTACCTCAGCAAAGGGAATGTCTTCTTTTACAAACCAAGTTTCAAATATTCTAGTTGGCACTTTATGCCATACATCTCTAACAGCTACTTTGTAGCCTAATGGAATCAAGTAATTGCAAGCAATAGTATGATAGTCTTCTTCACACTGATATCTATCATGCTCAAATGTAATTACATCAAATGTAATGCCATCACCAATTACTTTTTGTAATGCTTTAAATGTATTTTCAGGAGGCTCAATATCTATTGACAAATAATTAATATGTTTAGGCAAATTTAAATCTTCAAGGGCATTTTTGTAATTAAACTTTATAGCATCGCCCCAGTATATAGGATTTGTTCTTTGTGGACAATTATCCCATTCTGACTTATATTGCATATCAAATTCAATACTAAATCCCTTCCAGTTTTGTAACACTTCTAAGTTGTATGTGTTACTGCGCTTTCTTGGAAGGTGACCTCCTATTTCAATATAAGTACCGCCCATACCAATGCAATCAGAAGCAAACATATCCTGTCCTGCTTGACTACATTTTCTCCATTTCTCTCGTTTCATCGTGATCCTTTAAACTACGTATATAAATATATTTATGAGAATACTTTATGCCACCGGCACAAGCAGAACCTACTTTTCAACAATAACTGGTTATACACTGCCTTCTTGGAAGTATTTAATCGGAGATAAAATTGTATACCTTGATGAAGATTTTAAAATTCCTTCATTTAAAACAAGGTCAATAATGTTTGAAAAATGGAAAAAACCAAGTCTGTTTAGTGCATCAGAAGAAAAGTTTTATAGAAAAAGTAGATGCATTGTACAAGCATTAGAAGACGGTTGGAAATACGACTATGTTATCTGGATAGATGGTGATGTTGAAGTTACTAAACAACCTAATTTGTTAGAAATTTTACCAAATAGTAATGAGCTAGTAAGTGCAGTACGGAAGCCTGGTAAAGACGGGACAGGACTTGATAGTGGGTTTGTTGCATTCAATATGAAACACAAATCACTTGGTGTATTTTTATCAGAGTATACATCATTCTGGCTTGACAAAGAACGGCTTAGAGCATTGCCTTACAGATATGATGCACCTGTGTTGGAAGAAATATTAAAAAAGTATACTTGGCGTAATTTACTTAATGATGATTATGATGGTGATAATCCGGAAAAGAAACATCATTGTGGGTTTGATGGTAGTGTATTAGAAAAGTATTTTTTACACTATTGGGGCAAAAAACTTAAACAACAAAGATTTTCTAACAAGAAAAGATAGCATCATTGTGTCCTTGCCAAATCATTTTATAACCGTGTGTCTTTAAAATTTTATTAGTTCTATCGTGGACACTTTGATCTCCACCTTTGTCAATAGGCATAAACTCAATACATAATAACGGTTTGTATTTTCTAATAGTGTTTCTTGCACCTTCTAATACATCTGCTTCATATCCTTCACAGTCTATTTTAATACAAGAAATATTTTTAAATCTAAAATCGTCTAACGGTTTAACTAGTATATTAGTGCAAATCTCGTTACCTTTTCTTGGTTTAGGTTTGTCTGCAATTTTAAATGTTCCGGTATTGTTCAAACGACCAATCATTTCTACTTCGCCTGACTTGCTACCTAATGCACAGTCATACAGCTCTATATTATCGTAACCGTGAACATTACGTACTAAGCATTCATTGTTTAATGGAACAGGCTCAAATGCAAAAACTTTATTAAAGTTCTTGGCAAACGCTACAGCAAATAATCCTACATTAGCACCAGCATCAATTACATTGCCTGTAGTGTTAGATAGTTTAACAATTTTAGCTATGTACTTTGTTTGAAAATTATGACCGTATGGTGTGTGTTCTTTATTAATACAATGTTTTGTAAAAAGTATATCGCTGGTTGGTAAATGAAATCTGCCAATTCTTTTCATAATAAGTCTCCGTTATTATTTATAGACTAGCATCTTCCATACCTGCAACACGCAATTTAACTACGTTAGTAATTTGCCATTGCTTTTGGTCAAGTGCTTTGAGAACTCCTAACCATTTGTTACGCATTAGCGCAAACTCATTAATAATCTTTTCGTAGTCAACGACATCTGCCTCGCCGTCGACGTATTTTTCTACATCGCGACTAGACAGAGCTCGTTGATAATTTTCAAGATATTTCTTAAAGTATGAACTACGCAACCTGCGTAGCTCAATATTTAGATAGTGTAATATTGCTTCAATTTCTTGAAGTTGATTAAATCGGTGTTCAACAATGCCTGGCATACTAGCGGCCGCTCTTTCAACGTTACCTACCAATTTACATTCTGCACGAGCATCAGTTAATTCATGCTCATAGTGTGCAACTGCATCTGGTATTTTACTTACGTCTCTTGATACTTCGCTATACCAACCCATTATTTAATCCCAATCATCATCTTGTTCACTATCTGTTTCGTCTATTTCTAGATAATACCGGATGGCATCATCTAATTTATTGTCTACCCCAAAGGTGCTTTGGAATACGTGATCTGATACTCCGTAATCTGCAAGTAAGTCAACATAACGTTCCGCGGCCATCTCAACATGCTTCTTGTCAAGATATTCCTTAAAAAGTGTCCATATATCAGCAATCTGTTCTTCAGTCATTAGTAGCTAGTTCCTCGATAGGTTGTATTTCGTCTTCGCTGTCTGCGTCGAGTGTTTCAGAGGTATTTACCATAGTTGTTTCTTTTACTAGGTAATCTGACATAACCTTATCGAGATTTTCGCCAATCCACTTTTTACGATAGTCAAGAATTTCTTCACCATCTAGTGTAGTGTATGCAAGTCTATTGCCTTGCTTTTTAATAATGCCTTTTGCTTCAAACAATTCAAGCAAACCACTATAAGGGTTCATGCCTGTTTCATAAGGAATCTTCACTTGCACACCTTCAAAAGGTTTTGCATAACGAGTCTTCATTACTTTACAACCTGCTCTAATACCCATTACTTGACTGATTTTATTGCCGTCTTCGTCTTCTTTTAGTTTCAACTTCTTCATTGCAACAACAATACTTGATGCATAGATAAAGCCTTGACCGCCACTAATCTTATCATCTGGATCAAACATATCCTGTGATGCATAAGTGTGGTTAGTACATACTAAGCCTACATTGTGTGAGCCAATCATGTTAACAGTATTACGGACTAATGAAGTTAGTGCTTTAGGCTTACGACCCATATCACCTTTCATATCACCTTTGTTAAATTGATCAACGTCTGTAGGTGTTAGTAACATACCTAAACTATCAATAACAAACAACACCTTAGGACGTTCTTCTTCGTCCATTGCTTTGTAGTCAATCATAAACGTACTAATAGTTTTAGCAACGTCATCAATCATACTCATGTTTAGTTTTAATAGTTTTTCTTCTGAGGTATCAACATCAAGAGCATGTAACCAGCTTTCGTCAAGTGCGTTCTCTGAGTCAATTAGTACTACAAAGATGCCTTGATCTTGTGCCGCTTTTACAATGTTACCTGCACAGATATATGATTTACCTGCACCAGACTCTCCTGCAAAAACTGTAACCTTACCCATTGGAACACCTCTATGGAAGTCACCGCTGATAAGATAGTTGAGTGCAAAGTTGCCTGTACTAATCCAGTCAGTAGGATCATTAAAACCACTACTCATACCTGAAATAGATTTTGTTAGACTGTTCCGAAACTTACTCGGATCAAACGATTTATTAGCCATATTTTTCTCCTATCTAAAAAGTGCCGTTACTAGCGTTTGGAGTGTTGACAGGTAAACCATGAATCTCTGCTCCGGTTTTGCTAGTAACGGTAATTGTTTTATTGTCCTTGACGTGCTCTAATCATTTGTAAAATGTCTTGAGCGTTGCCGCTTTCTGCAGGGGCTGCCGCTGGTGCCGCTTCTGCTACTGGAGCAGTTGCCGCTGGTGCCGCCTCTGGAGTTGGAGCAGGTGTTGCTACTGGTGCTACTGGAGCACTTTGGCTAACTGCTGTCGCGTTTGGGCTTGCCGCTCTCTGCGGATCACCTGTACGTTGCGCCATTCCTGCTGGACGGAAATATTGTCCCCAACGATCCATATCAAATGCTTCACCGTCTACTGACGCTTCAAACATTTCTGACATGACCTTTAGTTCTACATCTCCTGGCTTTTTAGGAAGGAAGTCACTTAGATTATATAATCCGTGTGCATTAACTGCCGCCATTTGCGCATCGTCTAATGGACGCTCTCTACGTGCCCAATTACTTGTGCTATAGTCTGCGTATCCACCTTTTGATGTTTTGTTTAGACGGAAGTCTACACCAGCAGTATAATCTGTTGGCAATTCTTCCATATCTGGGTCCATAAGGGCCTGCTTAATGATATTGAAGATTTGTGGACCAATAATAAAGCGTCTGATTGGATTCTCAGGTGCTTGATCATCGGCAATTGGATTGTCTACTACAAACCCTTGGAAGATATAACTACGTTTCTTCCAGTATTTACGACCCATGTCTTCTAGACTTGGATCTTTAAACCAACCACGTACCTCTTGTAGAATGTTACAGCTTTCGCCATACATTTCCATACATGGTACTTGTACCTGTACTGGACGTGAATCAGTTTGACCTTTTACACCAGCAAATGGAAGTTTGATTACCAAACGTTCAGCCCAGAAAAAAGTATTATCTGTGTTGCCGTCTGGAAGGAAACGTAGAGTTGAACTCTCGCCTTCTTTCATATTCCAAAATGGGTAAATTGCGTTATCACCACCGCCTGACTGACGGTTACCTGAAGCGCCTGCTTCTTGCTCTTTGAGCTTTGCTCGGATTTCTGCTAATGATGCCATAGTTATGCCTCCTATAAATGTTGCCTATGTGCAGTAGCTATATTGCTACTAGTGCCTTTTAGTTTGTAGCACAGTTCTTATTATATGCTATTCTACAAACTTTGTCAAGTCTTTTTTGAAGAAAAACTAAAAAAACTTATAAAAGTTTAGCCAATTATATACCAGCTAAACTCCTAATGCTGTCTAATTCTGTATTATCTTGTACTACAGGCTCTTCTCTGTAGCCCATTACTTCTGATACACGGTTATTAATCTTTTCTAAAAACTGCTTTGCAGGCTCAATATATTGTTCACCGTAATCTTTTTCTACCATAGTAAGTATTGCTGTTTCACCTTTTGGAAACTGTCCTGTTGTGTAATCAAAGTAACTTAGTATGAACTCTCCTAATGGAGTCTTTTCGTCCTTTTCTAATTTAATCTTATCACCGTCTGGTCCGTCAATCTCATCGCCTTTTTTCTTGCCATTCATTTTGGCTTTCTTTACAGCGTGTGCGTATGCATTGCCTTCGTCGGTATCGTCATCAGTTAACACTGATACCATATCGTCGCCGTTGTTTAGACCACCTTTTTTGATTTTTACATTTTCTTTACCAAACTTTAGTATTGCGTCTTTAGGATCCATTGAAGTTTGTTTCCAACGCATTTCACCTTCGTTCTTTTTACAACTACCTGGTTCTCCGGCTTTTTTGCCTGGAACTTTAGAGTAGCCTTTCCAACACTTGTCATAGATTTTGCTATTGCCGTGTCTTTCGCCTTCTTCAATTTCTTCTTCAGTCATGCCTAGTGTAGTCCAACTTTGGTTACCACAGTCTTCACATGCAGTTTCTGAGAACTGACCCATTGCATCTTCTAATGCTTGTTCAATTTCTGACTCATCAGTTGTGCCTGAACGTGTAGTAAATCCACTGTTTAATTCTTTACCAATGCGTTTTACTTCCATGTCCATATCGCCGGCATTAATTTTATTTTTTCTAACCGTGTTGTACAAACACACACGTGGATCATTTAAACAACCATTTTCAATTTTAGCAATAGTTGCATCATCATATCCATGTGTTTTTAACAATGTTCTTAGTATATGTAAATCTTGTTTATACTGTTTCATACTGTCAGCACGACCTTTTTTAAAGTCAGCAATCTTACCTTTAGCCCAATCAATAGGACCTTCTTCTAAATCTTCTGGACCTAGTTCAACTGTCTTAGTGCCTTCTTTAACTAAGTTGTATATGTAAGGAAACACGTCTGATAGTTCTTCGTTAAACTGTTTGATAGTTAGCTCGTCTATCCAGTTCTCTGCAACGTCACTTGGTACGTCTTCCATCATAGGTGTTTCAAATGCTTCAAATGTTTCTTTGTAATATGCTGGCTTTTGTAATGACTCTACAGTCTTTTTAACTGTTGACATACGCTCTTTAACAATGTCCATATATCCTGCTAGGCTTTCTGCCATTACTGCTGAACGACCCATGTAAGTTTTAAACTTACGTAACTTTGCTAATTCTTCACTTAGACTTGTAATATGTTTGCCAAAGTCATCATGTGGAGCTCCGCCTTCTGCTACGTGACGAGCCATTGCTCTTGCACCACTTAGGTGTTTAAATGGATACTTGAATCTTTCACCATCTGCATTTTCAACATATATTGCACCAACCTTTTGTGTACGTCCTGTTGCACTTGCTTGGTTAATACTTTCTGTATGTTTTATCATTAGTCTAGCACTATCAAAGTTTTGATAACTTATTCTTGATGTGCCATAAAGTTTTGATTCGTTCATTTGATCATCCTCAACGCGGTTTTGAGCTAAAAATTTGTAATCTCGTTTATCTAGATTGCTTTTTGTTATGTTACGTGTATCAAAATTTAGCAATCTCATTTTACTAAATTGACGTAATTCTTTTAGAAAACTGTACCAATTATCTCGTGTCATTGAATCTTCGTTTGCTACAAAATCGTTTGTATACATAACTGCTAATGCATCTTCGTCTAAGGAAATACTAACTTTGCCTAATACACGATCTGCCTCTTTATACTGAAAGTCGAAAAAACGTGCTTCAGATGCTACGTTAGTTACATTGCCTTCAGAATCACCAATAGTAACAGTGGGAAAACGTCCACGTATTTTATCGAAAAGGTCTTTTGATATATTCTCTAAGTTCTTCATGTTAATATTTATCAATAATTGCTACTAACGAAGATCGGCATGGGTGCATCATAATCTTCCATACTTTCCGCCTGGGTAAATGTATTATACACTCTTGGATCCCAGTCTTTTAATACATCCATCATTCTAAGTGCAAGTAATGTTGCACTTACTAGATCATCGCTTATTCCTGATTTAGCTTGGAAGCTACTTCCTGTAGCAACAAAGCCTTTTAATTCTGACAATAGAGGCTTACTGCGTATAAGCATTTTGTCATTTTCTACCATTGTTTTTAATCGACTACATGCTGTAATCTTAGTACCGTGTGTAGTATTAAAGCCTTTACGGAACTTGCGCACATGTCCTTTTCGAATAGGTTCAGACACAAATAGTCCTGGTATATTCTCTTCCCCGAAATCGTTTATAACGATTAGTGCCGCTTCGCCGATGCCATTGTTTTCTACACTCCAATACACGCCATTGCTATTGCCTGTTTCTTTTGTTATATAATTACAGATATCCGACAGTACACGTATTTGTCCTGGTATAGCAGTTTGATTGTGTTGCCACTCTGCTACTTGTTCATAACTAGGTAATTCAAATACTTGTATAGCCGCATTATCTCCGCCTGTGCCCATACTAGGATCAAGTGCAATACAATATGTATATTGCGAAGTTGGCTTTTTATACCAACGTGTTTGACCCATATTTAATGTAGGGTTAGTGCCTTCCATGGCCGCAAGTTTAATTGAGTTGATAAGTGTTTCATCAAATACCAAAAACTCACATCCGTATTCACGTCTAAACTTTTCTTCGCCAATACGTCCAATTTCTGCTACTTTCCATTCTTCATCACGATCAGGATGTTCTTCCCATTGTGCAACAAAACTATGAAATCCGTTTATGCCTAATTCTTGTTCATTGCCATGTTCGTCAAACTTTTGTTCTGCTTGTTTCCAAATAGTAGCAAATGTATCTTCATCACTGTTAGGTGTTGATGTAATAATAGCACGACCACCTGTTGCTAGTGTAGGTGATATTGATGTCCAAAATTCTTCTGCAATGTTAGGTTGCACAAATGCAAACTCGTCACAGTATAGTAATGATATGGACATACCACGTCCAGTGTTTCCAGTAGTTGTTTGACTTACGATTCTACTACCGTTTTCAAACTCAATACTAC